TATTTTATCGGAAAATGGCAAAAAATTCTGTTTTTGGTTCAAAAGATAGTTATTTTTGGTCGAATTTTCGATTTAAGCCACTTTTTCGGGCGAAATGTGTAATTTATCCATCCGGGAAAGAAAAGCCCGCTACGGGGCTAAAAATGGGCAAAACTAAAAAAGCCGGGGAAAACCCGGCTAATCCTTAAAAACAATCTTATAAATGGAATGAAAAAGTATTTGATACAAAAATACTCATTTTTCAATCTCTATATATTCAACCCCCATTATTTTTGTATGCGGGTTCCTGCTGATAACATCAATTTCCCGGTTCTTTATTTTCTTGGTTTTCCATAAAAAACCTAACCAACGTTTGTATTGCACCGTTTCGACAATCAACAGACTATCCCGGTTTATATGCGTCCCGGTAAATTGTCCGTCCGGCGTGGCGCATCCGTGCAACTCAAAATACGGTTCGACAATATCGACGCATCGTAAAACGGTCGTAACCGTATCGCCGGGCAAATATACAACACTATCCCGGACGGTTGCCCGCAATTCGTTGATTGTTTCCATTTGGGTTGTTGTAACCCGTTCCAACTCCCGGTTCTTTGTCTGCAACGTCTTTATCAACTCCGCATCGCTCGCCCGGTATTTTTCAAACTCTGACAATTTCAGTTCCAAAACCCCAACTTTGGCGGCGTTCAAACTATCTTTCGTTTGGTACCGGGAAACTTCCTGCAATAACGTTTCCGTGTTGGTTCTGTATTTGTCCCTTTCCCCGGTCAACGTATTAATCCGGGAACGTTGCACCCATATAGTGACAACGGCGGCAACCGCCAAAGCAATTGCCGCTATTATTAAATATTTTTTCATAAGATACGTTTTATCGCTTCATAATGAATTTTTGCAATACGTTCACGCCCGGCGTCTGACAACATAAAACGGCAATCTTTTTCGGTATCCATGAAAAAGTTTTCAGATAATACCGCCGGGCAAACCGTATGTTTCAGAATGTAAAATTGGTTTTCTTTGTCCGGGTCGCCGTCGGTATGGTCAAAGCGCATTTTCCAACCATCCGGGGCAAACTCTTTTTCCGCCTCATTACAAAGTACGGTTGCGATTGCATCCGCTTTCGTTTGTCCTACGCTGGTATAACATTCCCACCCGGTGCCGCCTCCGGCGTTCCCGTGAACGCTAAACAAAACGGCGTTGTTGCCGCAATCCGCATGGATAACGTTTGCACGGCGGCAACGCTCCGGTAATGATACGTCGGTTTCCTCCGGTACCAAAATTTCAAACTTTACGCCATCGGCTTTTAACATCGCCGCAATACGGCGTACAATGTCACGGTTAAACTCCCATTCAAACAATTGGGAACCATCGCCCCAAACCGGGGAACGTTTCCCGGCGGTTTCTTCGCCGTGTCCGTTGTCTAAAATAACAATAGGTTTCATTTTCTTACCTCCTTTTCTTTATCGTTAATAATATCGTCATCGGTTTCCTTTTGGAAACGCTCGATTATTGGTTGCCAATAAGACGGCAACGCCCGTGTAAATTCCAACCGGATAACATGGTATATTATCCGTAAGGCTATTTTCTTCGGGTATGCCTTAATTAAGTTGCGAAACGCATTTTGCAAATATACATACATGAACACGTATGTAAGCGACTTAATAACAATCATTGCCGCCCCGTCGTCGCCACATTGCAACATAACGGAATAAATGACGTGTATAATAACGACGTACAAAAGCAATTCCGCCAATGCGTTCTTAAACTTATGGAACGAAAAGCGTTTGCAATTCCTTATCGCCACGCCGTCCGCCCTCATTCCCGCCCAAATGTTGAACGCAAACATAATAACTAACGCATACATAAACCCCGCCGTCGGGGTCATATATGCAAATAACGGGCTTGCGGTCGTGGCGAATATCATACGCCATTGTTCCCAACTAAAAATTTTATCCATATCGTCCATAAATAAAGAGTTAAGGGGCGGCGGTAAACCGCCCCCGTTTTGGTTATTGCTTTATAATCTCGCACAACATAAATTCCGTGCGGTTGTCAACCGCCGGTGGTTGTTCCGTTGATAATGTTACGTTCTTGCATACTTTCCAAATGGTTAAATCGGTACGGGGCGACCTTTTTATTGTCGCCCCTTTCCTCGGTTAATTATTCAACTAATGCGGCGTTGTTGACTACTATGTTGCCACTTTTTGCCGTCGGGCTTCCGCTATCCGTGCAATTGTTCAATTCAATACGGGCGTTATTGCCGCACAAATACCCGTATTGTGTCCCGTTGAGCGAAATGCAATTTACGAACTTTCCAAAATTTTCATCTATCCCGGACGCATCCCCGGAAACGTAAAAATTATTTTTGTTGTTCTCACAAATGCACCCAATAACGAATATTTGCGAACCTCTGCCGCCCTCCGCCGCCGTTGCGCTCCCAACTAATGCGATACCGTTATTTACCTGTTTACGGCAATAGGCGTTATATATCGTATCGTGGCAACCAAAAGCGGGCGTTAATCCGGCTTTTACGTTGTATTCAAACAATCCGCCAATAATGGTTGTTTCGCAACGTTCGTGGTCGCTATATCCGTCGTCGTTATTGTCGTGGCTCCAACAATCAATCATCGTTGCAACGGTATGTTTCGCCAATGCCGGGTCAGTCGTTGTGCTGTGTGCGTTGAACCCGTCCCCGGTACTCGAACCGCTAAACGCCCGTGTCGCTTCGCATCGTATCAATTCCACACCAATTGCCGCCTCCCACGACCACGCACCGCCGCCAAATGCGTATTTTGCTGCGCAATCAATCGCCCGTCCGCCGTGGCAAAACCTTAACGAAATTGAACCGTACCAACATTCAATATTAACCATTTCAAAAGCAACGGAACCGTCATTGCCGGAAATACCGGAACCGCCCGGAATGTAAACCGGGTTGGTGGCTAACGTTGTACCCTCTTTGATTTTGACGTACAACATTTGTGCGTCTGTATCATAAAAGAACGTGTAACCCTCGGACGTTTTCACGGCATCCAACGACGTAACATGGGTTATCTTTGTGCTATCACAACGGTACGTTTTCCCACGTTGTAACGGGTGGCGTTCGTTGTTCGGTATCAACGTACTTTCGTCGAATACCTCATGTTGGAACAATTGGAAATGGTCGGCAGTTGAAAAGGACGACAACGGGGTTTGGTAAACGTTCGTTGTACCCGCAACTAATGTTCCGCTATCAATTTTTGTTCCGCAAATGATACGGTTAACTAATCCACGTTTACCGATAAGACGGACGGAACGTTGGTTTGACTTGGTTTTGATATTCAAACGTTCGGTCGTGTCCCCTATCAATATAATTGTTGTATCAACGCCTGTTTTGGAAAATGCGGCGGCAAACGTCGCTAATGCGGCACTTTCCGTCGTGCCGGGGTTCGTGTCGTTTCCGTTGACCGCATCCACGTAAACAACGGCGGCGGTTGTGTTTACAGTTGTCCCGTTCTTTATTCTTTGGCGTTCCCATTCGCTCAATTTGTTTATTTCGCCTTTTGTCAAATAGTTGTCGCCAACCGATATTGCCGCACCAACGCCTCTAATTTGGAAACGTATCAATATACGGGTTGTATTCTCCGGAATTGTGCCGGAGTGAGTACAAAAACCGCCTGCACTTAATTGTAACGCTAACCGGGAAATCTCGGTTGAATCATTGTAAAATATGCAATACATTGTGGCGGTTGTTGCACTACTTACAACCACATTATCCGCACCGTAACCGATAACGTCGCCAATCTCAAACGGACTATCCGCCAAATTGAAATCATATCCAATAAATGCAGTAGTTCCGGCATTGTTCACCGTATAAGACAACGTTGTGCGTGTTCTTACAACATTCATTGCTGAACCCTGTAAATTAAATTCGTTGTAATACGGGGCGTAATTAATTGTTTTAATGGGAATATTTTTTACCTTTTTCCATGCGTTCCACGCCTGTTTTGCGAACATACCGAACGGGGTTACATCTTGACCCGTCCACATCATACAACGGTAAATCGTTAACGGCTGTGTACCTTTTCGGTTGTCGAATGTTACACGGCAACGGTTGGATAACGTCGAATGTCCGGTTGCATTGTAAAAAGATACCCAACCGTCAAATTGCGGGTCGGTCGTTAATTGAACGACTGGAATAAAGACACCCGACGTTATAGGGTCAAATGCCACATTTAACAAATGACCTGTACCCGGCGCACTAATTTTCATTAATGCGTTAAGATAATCCGTTGTTGGATTATATGGGAATTGCGACAAATCCAATAAAACCCCTAAAAACGAACCCACGGGCAAAACAATACGGTCGGCGTAATATTCCGGCGTTCCTACAACGGAAACACCTTGTACGCCCTCCAATTCATTAATATCCGAACCCGCCTCAATAAACGGGTCGGGGTAAAAGTTGGTTGCGTCCCCCATACCGTCCGGCAAACCCATTCCCCCGGTTGTCGGAGTTTCAAACAATACATTTACAGACGTGGCGGTTGTTTTGGAATCGTAAAAAATCGTAAACCCGTAATAATTTTTGGTTGGCGTTACGGTTTTCGTTGTCCCGTCGGGCGTTAACGTCATAGAGCCAATAATGTCAAATGTTCCGTCGGCTTTAATACCTTGTATATTTACCGGGGCGTTGCCTCCAACGGGCGTTAATGTAAATTGGTATGGTTTACCCGCAACCAAAAATGTACACACCTTTTGGGAACCCGCATTTGACCCCCTTACAATACCCGTATCCGTGTACGCATAACGTCCGGTTGCGTTGATTTGGTTTGTTATGTTCATAAGCGTAATAACGCCGTCCGAACTCATGCCGATAACGTATTTATCCCAATTATTCCTCCCGTTATATAGTATCGCCAATTCGCCGGGGTTTACGGTTAAATTTGCCGTCCCGTATTGGAAATTTACATAATTCCCCGCCGTATAAGCGATATAAAAAACGTTACCGTCCGGCAACCCGGGGTTGGTATCTGCGTTCGCTATGCCAACAAAGGTTCTATTGGCTCCAACGGTTGATACAATCGTGTTCAACACGTTTTGCATGATTGCCCCGGTAATCTCGTTGTTTCCGTTTGCTTTGATAACGGCGGCAATTGCGGCTTTTAATTCTGTGTAATTTCCCATACGGTTAAATCTTAAAATCGTTATTGAAATCGTTATTAAAATCTCCCTTTCTTCCGGGCGTAATGTATCCCCGCCCTATCTTTTTGGCAACGGTCGCCGTTTCAAACTCAATTTCCACGCTTGCCAAATCCCCCTGCGTTTGCCATTTTGGGGTAATTAGAAACGTGTCGCAATCGTATTGGCGTCCGTACTTATCCGTTACAAATACTTTGTCGGACATTCGGATAAACCGCATAACGTCGCAAAGGTATTCGGGGGCTAATGCCATGCAACGGTACGTCTTTTCCGATATTTGTTTTTCGGGAAAAAAATACCCGTCCCGTGTTTCGCCCTCTTCCTCAAACGTATATTCCGGTTTCCCTAACTCGGTGCAAAGATACAAAACATTGTGAAATTTAGGGTTTTGATATACTATTTGCCCCGCATCAAACACGAAATTTTCAACGTCGTACCATTCAATTTTAAGATACCCGGACAAATCGCCGACAATCGTAAACATTTCGGAATACCATACGTTAACGCCGTCCGTCATGCGGGCGTAATATATCCCGTCCGGCGTGTCGATTGCGAACGGCAACAACGACGGGTAAACAATTACATCATACCCCAAAGAGGCAAACGGGACAATCTGCAATCCCGTTTCTTTCAATGCCGTTGTTATATCGGCGAACAATACCCCGTTTTTGTCGTACAATTGCGCCCCTGTTATATTCCGTGAACTCGTATTGCGCATTATCTGAAACGGCAATAATGTACGTTTCGGCGTAAACAAAGGGTATATCGTCCCGTATGCGTAACTTTTTCTGTGGTTCTGTTCATTAATTGACGTGTACCACGGCAAAACGCTTATGTTGTTATTCTGTATCATATTTCAACGTTGCTTTAATGTTTCGACTACACAAATTTACTGAAAGTTTATCAACTTGACCGTTACCAATATACGTTTTAACTAATTGCATTGGGTTTGGGTCTGTTGTTCCTGCCGGGAAATTCAATGTTTGTTTTTTCTTTCTCTCAATACCAATTGCATAATTTGGGATATTATTTATTTTGAAATTGCGTGCTGGCATATCATAAACCCAATATGTCGGTTGTATATTGATAAACGCTAAAAAGCCATTTTGCAAAAAATATTCCACCCCATCAACGGTTTGTCTTGTAAACGGCAATTCCAATTGTCCACCTCCGGACGGCATAACCGCCGCAAACAATGCGAATCCATCCAAACTAATTGCACCGGGGTTTAACAACATCAAATCAATATCGGACGTAAAATTGGAAATATTTATTTCTTCTATCTTTCCGGCTGTTACATATTTGGACGTAATTTCTATTGGTAAACCCTCAAATGGTGTTGTTACATCATCCATCCACTCAAATTGATAACGTTCCGGCATTTCTACTTTGTCAAATGAATATTCAGACGTTGCAAAAGCTAATTTTTTGCCGTTCCTAACGTTTTCTAATTGTGTTAAATCATAATCAATAATCGGGTTATATCCATACGAACCGCCATTTCTAAACCAACTTACCTGTTCAATTTTAAATTTTCCGTCCTCAATATACCAATAACATTTGTAAATATCCCGTAACATCGTCATAATCTGTTGTAATGTAATCGGGGCTTTTTGCGCCGGGGTTTTATATTCGCCATTAATGATATTACTTTTCTGACTTATTAGCAACTTAAATGACTGCCCGGAAATAGGATTGTTTGTGTTATAAAGAAATTGGCTGTATTCCGGCGTCGCTTCATGCGTTATTCCGGGCGCAAATTCTTTTAATAGCACATTGATACATGACGACAATGTAAACGCATCACGCAAAGTATATGCTTTTCGGGCTTTTTCCTCTAATATCCAATCCATCAGATAAAACCCAAACCATAACGACGCATAACGCCACGTTGACCGGGCGATTGGATAAAACGTTTGTCCATATATGGAATAAGGCGGCTCAAAATACTTTCCACTGCCGGCTAATCCCCACTCGGTCGGCGTATCTGAAAAATTATTAGATATAAATGCCACGTCGATTGCGTAACCAATTGCCCGGCGGTAATTTCTATTATTATCTACAATATCATCGGACGACAACGGGTATGTATCTAAATCGTCTATTTTATCAACATCAACCAAATATCGGGCGTATATATTATAACTTTTCATATCGGCGTGCATCGTACCCGTTGCTCCGGAACCCTCAACGGCGGTTAAATCAAATTCCAACGTATCAAAAGGTTCTTGCGTTGTCTTTGTATACCGGAACATTGCCACATCATCAGAACGGCGGCGTATCTCAACACCTGCTAGCCCAATAGGTAGCCCACCCGCAACTCGTTTTTGTGCAATATGGATATAATAATTTACATTTAATTCCGGGTATAAATCTCCCATAAATTCATCAGGACTTACACCCGTCGACATCCGCCCAATATAAAGCCCGGATATTACCGCCGGGGAACCGTGCGACGTAATTTGTATTTCTTTCAAAATATTACATAGTGCAAAATGATAGGTTTGTATTAATGCGTTTTGGTCAGTCGTGGCGTTTGCGTCTTGTTCCCAATTCGTGCCGCCCAAAAAGCACGAAACAATACTATCTCCGGGAACGTATATTTGTATCAATGGGCGTTTTCTTATTGTAAGAAATTCGATTTGTGGGGCCAACTCAATTAAATTGTATTCCTTTTCCAATCCTGCCAAAACGTCGTTGTATTGGTCTATTGTTTCCGGCTGTACCGTAACCAATTTATCATCATCATTAAACGTACAATCCGTTTTCATAAACTTTGCTTTATAGTATTGATTGTATGTTTGTCCCCAATCATCGCTTTTTTCGATATATAGGAAAAATTCAGAATCAAACGGGGCGTCATTGATAATATCGTAATCAGCACGGACAAAGTTTATTTTACCGGACAATTTAGCCCGGTAAAACCTTTGATTTGTTTCCAACTCATAATCCAACGTTAAATCATCCTTATAATTGGGGCGGACGGTTTGTTTGGTTCCGTCCTCCCCTATCTGCAAAAAGAATCTATATTTTGGTGTCATAGTCTTTTTATTTTACGTTTCAAATTCTTGTAACTTTCAATCGTATTTCCGTCGCCATCCACGTAAACCCGTCGTCGGTTCTGTTCCTTAATTTCCCTTACATCATCCGACAAATTGCGTAAATCCGGGCTTTGTCCGGTAACGTTTAACGTCAAACCGTCGCCGTCTGAATAGGATTTTAAATACTTATGTGCAAACGTACCATTGTTTAGCGAATTGATAACGTCCGGTATTATCTTTCTGAAACGGCGTGAACTTCGTTTATTTATCACGGCGAAAAATTCGCCTCCCTCGGCACGCCGGCGGGTTCCGTCCGGTTTCGTTCCTAAATCAATATCATTTCCGCTTTGGTGCGAACCGCCCTCCAAAAGTTCAACGGTACCGTCGCCGTATGTTTCCGTTCCTCCGGTTCCTCCGGTCTGTTTTGCCAATTGCGCCGCCTTGATTTTAGACGCTGCAAAACTCGCCCACATTACGGCAATTGCAGGTATTGCAAACGGGAAACCTAATTGCGACCATATCAGCGCCGTTGCTGTTACCATGTTTCCGATTTGCTGCAATGTTTGTATTGCTGCCTGCTGTTTTTGCGCTTTCTGTTGTTCTTTCAACGCTTTTTCTTGGTTTTTCTTTGCCAAATCCAACTCCTTTTGCGCTTGTACAACATTATTGGCGTACCCGTTTGCCCTTGCTTCCAATTCTGCATCCAACGCCGATTGTGCGGCGGAAACCTCTTTATCCGCTTGCTCAACGGCTGCATCTGCTGCGGCAACACGTGCCGCCGTGAATGTATTTAACGCATCCAATGCGTATTGCATAGACGTATTAATTGCCTCTTTTTGGTCGTCGTCCAAATTAAGCCCAAACAAACCGTAAATGTCTGTTCCTCGTTCCTCCCCTTTGGATTGCTCAATTTCTTGGTCTATTTTTTTAATAGTGTTTTGAATTGTTTGTACCTCAACATCAGACAATTTATTGGCGGCTTGCTGATTTAATTCTAAAACCTTTTGCAAACGTTCCTTTTCTGCTTGCAAACGGAATTGAGTTTTCCGGGCTTCTGAATTTCTCAACAAATCAAACTCCGATTGTGCCAACGCTTGTTGTTGGTCGAATATCTGTAATTGCGCTTGCAAATATTCGTCTGCAATTCCGGCTCCCTTTGCGTCAAAACTTGCATTAATCGCCGCGGCGTCCTGCTGTTGCCCGGTCGGTTTCTGTTGGTTCTGTAATAATGCGGTTTGTCTTTCGTTTTCCAACAACTGCATCCGCAATTGTTTTTCCTGCTCGCTTCCCTCTTTGACTGCTTGCAAACGTAATTCAATGCTTTCTTTCTGTAACGCTAATTCCTGCAATTGTCGGTCTTGTTCGATTTTCAATAACGCCTCGGTTTGTTGCTGTTCCAACGCCGTAATTGTGGCGTTTATCGCTTGACGTCCGGTTTCGTTCAAATCCTTTTCGGTCTGCAATTGGTGTTGTAAATCCTCAATTTGGCGGGAATACTGATATTGCGTTTGTTGGCGACGCTTTGCCCATTCGTCGGTTTCCAACTGCAATTGTGCATCCTGCAATTTTCGGGTTGCTTCCAAATTCTTTTTATATGCCGCTTCAATTTGCTTTGCTTGTTGTTCTGCTGCCTTTTCCGCATCGCTTTTACCCCTTGGCTTTACGGTTGGGTTCTGTGTCGTTACGGGCTTATTGTCTGTTTGTGGCGTCGGGGTATCTCCAACAGAAACCGGGATTGTTAACGGTTTTATTTTCTTTTGCATACCATCCAAACCCTCTTGGAAATTTTCTGTTATGTCTTTAACTTGGGCTTTAACCAAATTTCCGTACGCTGCTGCATAATCTGCCAATCCTTTTTTTACTTCGTCAAAATCTAACGTAAACGCCCCCTTTAATGCGGTTCCGGTTGCTTTGACTATATCAATAAAGAATCCAAACAAATTTCCCAACGTATCAAATGTTGTTTTGAATCCGGCAACAATCCCATTCCAAATTGCACGTATCAAAACACTTTCATTGTATAACTCAATCAAGTAATTGACAACATCAATAACCCCTTTTATTATCGCCGTCAATCCTTGGTTAACAAAAACTTTTGCCTGCGTTGTCAACGTTTCAAAATTTCCTCCGGTTGCGTCAAACAACCCGGATAATGCGTTTTGCAACTCAATTTGGCTTTGCAATTGTTCCTCCTGCAATTGCGCCAAAACTCCTGCTTTCCCTTTTACTTCATCCATGTTTGTTGAAATATCTTTCAACGTGCGCAAATACTGCAATCCGGCGTCCTCTCCGGGCCCCCCGAATATATCTGCAATTGCAGCCCCGACCGTTGCCGCATTATCCGGCAATTCTGCCAATTTTGCGGAAACGTCTTGTATAACATCGAACGTTGTTTTGGTTCCGGTCTGCAAATCTTTTTGAACTTGTTCCGACGAAATACCGATACCGTCCAAAGCCGCCGCCGTCGCAGTCGTCATTTCACGCAAACGCAAATTTGCCTCCTTAATTGCGTCAACGCCTTTGTCTGAAAAGATACCCATTTTGTTTGTTTGGGTAACAATTGCAACAAATTGGTCTGCTGATATTCCCGCCTCTTTGAAATATGCCGGGTATTCTTTCAACGTGTCTAAAAATTCCCCGTTCGCATCGCCTCCGGCTAAAAACCCATCCTTAACCAATTGCAATGCCTCATTTGCAGAAATACCAAATTGTTTTGATAATGCGTTTGTTGCAATCAATGTTTCCCGGAAATCTGCGTTGAATGAATCGGCGACGGCTTGCACCTCATTTCTAAACGCTTTCAAATCATCGCCACTTTTCCCGGTAAATTGTTTCGTCAATCTCGTTGCCTCAACTAACCCGGCGTTATAATCGTACCACCATTTAAACGCCGCACCCGCCGCCGCAATTCCGGCAATCGCCAAAAATACCGGGTTTGAAAGTAATCCCAACAAAGTTTTTCCCAATGCTTTTGCCCCGTCGCCAATAGCTGTAAAAACTGCTTTACTTTCAGCCCCGCCACGTCCTAACGCCAAAAGACTTTCGCCAAATGCGCTATTTAAACCTAACGTTTCTTTTAATTTGTCGCCATACGCAATAATTGCGTCGGATGCCTCCGTATAATTTCCGACGTTCAATTGAAATTTCCCGGTTGCTTCCTGCAAACGTTTCATTTCTTCGTATATTCCTTTGGTTTGTGCAACCAATTTTCGCCCCTCCTCGGTGTTTTCCCGTTCGGCTTTAGTCATGTTGTTTAAATAAATCTTATTCAATGAATATTGCGCCGATAAACGGTTATAACTACCCTCGGCGGATTGATTTATTTTCACAATCAGTTTATTAATTTGGTTCGCTTCCTGCTGTGCCAATTTTAACTCGGCTAACTTTTTGGCGTTCTCGCTTTCTGCAAACGCCAAATCACGTTGCGCACGTGCCAAACGTTCCGCATCGTCTGCGGCTTTTTTGGTTGTCTTTCGCCCGTCCTCCGTTGCGCCGGAAACCTTTTTCAGAATCTCCGCCAATTGTATTGCTTCGGCTTTGATATTTTTCAGCGCATTTGTATATGTGTCCGAAAGTTCATCCAATTGTTTTATCAAATCTGTAATCGAATTATCCGGACTTATTAAATCCGAATATTTGATTGGGTTGTTATTATCTGCCATACGCCGATTATTAAGTTATTTACGGGAAATTCCCCGTCTGTTGCATTTTCTTTTCTCAAACGTGTAATTTATCGCCTAAAAATAAAAACGCCGGAAATAGCCTTATTTTACCTTTTTTTGCTTGTTTGCTTTTTTGGCTTGTTCCTTGATATACTCAAATGCGTTGTAATATTCCAAAACGGTAAATTTCTTTGGGTCAACATGCAAATTTTGGGACAATATCAAACACATATTTTCAAATTGTCTGTCATGCCTAATTTCCACGCTTTCCGACCCGGTAAACATCTGCGGGTTGAAATAGGTTATCAACTCCGCCGTAATGTCGTCAATCTCTTTTGCGTCCGCCTCGGTTGCCCGACCGTCTATTATTGTGCGTAATACAACAATCGTTCTTTGTTTCAATTTATCGTAATACTCTTTCAATGTCGCATCATCGAACAACCGGGGAAAATACAAACGCAATTCATCGTCTATTTTTTTTTTAACCGCTTCCAAATGGGCGGTTATCTCTGAATTTGCAACGTCTTTAAAAAGACTCATTGTTTGTTGCAATCCATCATCTGACAAATCATTTCGGGGTTTACCATTTATTGATTTAACCAACACGGCAAAAGCCAAATGCCGGGGGGAAACCTCGGATTGAATGAAATATATGTTTTGGCGCATATTTTCCAACTCAACGGTTGCCATGTTTGGCGTTGGGCTGTTCAAATAACGTATTACCTTTTCAATATGTCGGTCAAAATCCGACAAATCGGAACCAACCCCGGCGTCAACCAAAAGCATTTTGTTATACTTGTGGAAACGCATAATTGGCAAATCCTCGATTGAATCATACAACTCAACGTTCATTCCTTTTATTTGTACATTCTTCATAATAAAACACGTGTTATCATTGTACTACAAAAGGGAACGCCCAAAAATGAGAGGTTCCCGGTAAATATCAACGCAAAGAAACAAATCAAAACGCAAGTCCACCACGACAAACAGAAATCGCAATTAAACATCTTTGAAAAGAAATCGTTCCCGTGAATCTGTACCCATTCAATGACGCCCCATTTGCGTAATAACGTCAGCACAAAAGCCGCTATTAATGCGACAACAATAATGTTATAAATAAAATGTTCCATATACTACAATTTACATGTTTCTCCAATACTCAATTCGCCCTCAAACCGGAATCCGCCGAACGGGTGCATTAAAAATTGGTTTTCTATTTCATCCAACGAAAAGCCCCTGTAAATGTTTTCCGCCAATTCGTACACTTTGTTTATTCTGTAACTTCCATTTCGCACCAAAAAACCGCCGTTCAAAACGTCCAATATTTGCCGCTTCAAATCCTCTTTGTTGCGTGTGCTTGCATCGTTGTATATCTTTCTGTAATCAAACCAAAAGATAATCGAAAACGCCGTTTTTATCCCAATATCAACGCCGGGTTCCCAACTTATGTTTTGCGGGTCGTCAACCCAAAAAAAACAGAAATTACCAATATTTGCATCCGGCGTTACTTCCATATAATCGTTATTGCCGGAATAAACATTTGGCGTATAATATCGCTTTTGGTTCCCGTTGTATTTAACAAGTCTTTCCGCCCTGCCAAATGCAAAATCCAACCACGGCAAATTATCAACCAATCCGTTTTGCATGTTTCCAATTATCCGGTCTAACAATTCCGGGTTGTCAATAACCGGGGCTTTTACATTATTTGCCATAAATTTGTTTTTTTGTTTCTGCCATTAAATCCGGGAAAATATATTTCCAAATCAATATTGAAATATTTTCGTCGGTTAAACCCAATATTTGACGACCGTATTTTTTTATTAAATCCTCTGTTTTAAAGTCAGACGCTTTAATTTCAAATTGTTTGTCGCCAACCTCTAAATAAAAACTACTTTCAAAATCTCCCTCATCCCGTAACGTTACCCGGTTTGTCGGCTGTCCCTTAGCCTCTTTAATTGCGATTGTTACGGGGCTGTATGGTGCATAATCCGAAATTTCGACGCCCAAACGGTTAATACCTTGTTCAAACAATTGTTCCTCGGCGTTCAAATCAACTATATATGCCTCATTGTCCCATATAATGTTTTGTATTATCCGCCCGGACGTCAAAGCCTCGTTGAAATCCGCAACCCTTTTTCGCAAATCGGTTATCCGTTTCATAAATACAACTTTTACATGAAATTATATACAACTTTCCCTTTGAATTATATAATTACACGGTTCTGTATTTTACGCCTCTGTTGTTACAACTTAAACAAATGCGGTCTAATCCCTGCGTATCAATCCGCAATGCCTCATACGCCTTTTTTAAATCATACCCCAACCCGCCGGGTCTAACGCCGGACGTGTTGCCGTCCAACTCATACAAAATATCCATCCGGGTTGCGTTTGATTGATTGCGGTTAACCCTTACGTTGGGGTTCATTGCCAACGTCCGCAATGCAATTGCAGCAACTTGTCTTTGTATTACCGTTTGGAAAATCTGCCTTTGGGAAATAATGAAATCCGTTAAATCGCATCCAATAGTAATTTCGCAATTCAGCCCGTAATTTTGGGTTCGTGTGTACATCGTGTATGCAATATCCCACAACTCCGGGTATTCTGCGAACGTTTCCGGCGCATTATACATAAACGGCGTTACTTGCAAATACTTTGTCAATTCTCGCCAAACCTCAACGGAACCCATGTTGCACGTTCCGCACGGCTCCCGGCTCCAATCCTTTGATACGTTAATTGCTTCCATTCCGGCGGGTAATTCGTCTTGATTGTAGCAAAGGAACCACGCCCCCCCGGCGTTGTTCTTGTCGCTTATATACGGCAAATAACAATCATTTAACGGGAACCACTGAAAACCGCCATTTGTAACGGTAAAATTCAAATCAAAAGTCTTTATTGGGTCTATCTGCGACGAATGAAACAAATACATTCTAACAACCCCGGTTCCCCCGGTCATTTGCAAACCTATCTTTTCAATTTTCGCCGTCACTCCCATTGCACGAACCGGGACAATTTCAAAGCCAACCAATTTATGATTATTTTGCAGGGTTGCCCGTATGCGTCCGGCACCATCAAAAAACGTTCTGCGTTCTAACAAATTGCGTGTTTCTTTATCCAACTGCTTAATTTGGGTAAATGTCTGAATTGCGGTTGCAATCCCGTTGCGTGTCATTCTTTCCAAAAAGTCCGAAAGAATGTTGTATTTGCTCCAAAACAAAGAATCTTCCGTTGGTTCCTCTCCTACGTTATCCGCTTTCGCTTTCCAAAACAATTTGTTCCCGTTTGTATCATTACCATACTGCACAACCTTGTTTTGTTTCCATTGCGTCAGCGCATCCCATACGGGGTATTGTATTCCCCAATCATCCGGCATAATCGCCTCCATACTATCCAACGTCAAAAGCGGGTGCGCACCTTGAAAATACAACCCACTTTCCGTCTGCGTTAAATTGTCGTCTATCGCCTTTGCCGGGTCGTATGATTGCTCCCACCCGCACACATTTTTTAACGCTTCGCATATTTCATTTATTCTTATCATAAAAACGCCCATTTATTTCCCATATTAGGAATTAAGATTGCAATAAATAAGGGGGCGGGGATAACCACCCCGTCCCCTCGGTTAAATAATTGTTCCGTTTTCCGGCTTATGCGCCTACACCCCCGGCGGGAAATTCCCCGGCGTTGGTTACATATACGGGCATACCCAAAGGTACATTTTCCGCACGTGCTGCAATCTGCGCTTTGATAATCGGATTTGCAACGGTTGTTGGGTTGCTGTTGTAAGCAATTACAAACGCAACGTCTGCGCTAAATCCAAAATATTCTTTCACGTTGCACGTCATATCGGCACTCGCTGCGCCTGCTGTCTGTGACTGGTCGCCAACTGCTGTGTAATAGTGCGAACCAACGGGCAAATCAATGTACGGCAAACGTACAACGTCCCATTCGTGGAAATTCGCACGGGTGCGGTTCAACGCCTCACGGTCAACACGTGTTAAAACGCCAACGTTACCATCCTCTACGGCAAAGAATGTGCCGTTTTTGCTAGCTTCATTTACGACGTTGTTTGTATAATGGAACACTTTATTTTCGTATTCCATACGCTTGTTTACGTCGTTATAAATACCGTGCTGTGCCAATTTTTTAATAAGGCTGTCAATTCCGGCGTTACCTACGACGTGAACCAAACCCGGATAACAATTTGCACGCATAATCGGGTTAATATCGCCCATAATTTCGGTTGCCATCTGCGTTGGAACCTCAATAACGTTTGCAGCGAAATTGTAATTCAACTTGTCTTTCAATACTTGGGTTTTTCCTGCCTCCAACGCTGAAACGGCTGCTTGGTCTAACGAATTTGCAAACGCTCTGCAAACCTTTTCCATTTTGCGGTTGAAATCGTGCTCATACGAAATTTCGTTGTTCATATACAACGTTGGCACCATTGTAAAGCCGACGGAATATGTCGCCCAAACCACGGTATAAAGTGCGGACGTGTTTTCATCGTCCGGGATAACACACGTACGAACGTTGCTAACCGTAACGTCGCCATCGTAATTGATAACCGGAACTTGTACCGTATTTCCGATTGAGGCAAACGCACGTTCACGCAATTTCGGGGACAAAATGGAATTTCCGGCGTTGGTCTGTTCAATGAAAAAATCTAATGCGCCATACTCGCACGGGCGGGTCATATTACGGTCTAACTCCGGGTTTTCTACTCGCCAATTCTGTAATCTTGTTGCAATTAAACTCATAGTCTTTTTATTTTAATTTGTTATTAAATGCGGGTTTACCCATTACCCGGTTATCTCTCCGGCAATTTGTTAATACTATTTTCCTGCCAAACCTTTCTCATATCTTCGTCAAACTCTTTGGAACCTACCGTTTTACCTTGCGCCATCAATTGTTTTGTAATAAGTTCGTACGCCTCTGATTGCGTTTTGGCTCCGCTTACGTCCAATGTAATTCCGCCGCCTCCGGCACCGCCTGTGGGCTTACTTGTGCCGCCTCCTGGCTGTTGTCTTTGCTGCTCCAATACTCCCATCGTTTCCAATTCTTTTGTCAGCAACTCGGCGGGCGTGAATGGGTTCAACTGATTGTTTGGATTGCGCATAATTGCGCCGCTTGCATCTTTGAACGCCAAAACCTTTCCGCCGTTTCCGTCGTCTATATATTCCGGGTTCATGCCTTTTACTTTTTCGGTCGCCTGCGTCAAAATAACCTTTGTTACGCTTTCCGGGAATCCTGCTTTGAATTTAAGCCCGGCGGCGGCTGTCTGCAATGCGTTGTCAATTCTTACTCCGAACAATTCTTTTTCGTGGTTTGCCTTTTCTGCCTCATACTTGGTTGTCAACTCGGTAAACTGCGTTGTCACGTTCTGCAAATCTGCTTTTGCCTGCTTCAATGCTTTCACGGTTTCCGCATCTGCCGCACCATCGGCAATTGCCTTTTCTAAACGGGCTCTTTCCTTGGTCAATGAATCAATCTGCGATTGCAGCCCGGTTGCGCCATCGGCTTTTGTTTTCATTTCCCCCATTACACGTTTTGCGTAATCATACGTTTTTTCGGTTCCATTTTTAGCGATACCGGAAACCGCCAAAATATCGGCATCCAAAGCCCCGTAAATTTCGCCCGTTTTCTTGGCAATAACGCTGTTTTCGTCATTCTGCGATAATGTTGTTATCGCTGTAATCTGTTCGTCAGACAATCCCGACAAAGCCGCATTTGCAACTAAAATTTCTCTCGTTAACATAATATTCTTACCCTTTGAATTAATTAAGTGCGATTGCTTCTACTGCTCCGCTGTTTGCGTTAATAATATCAATTGTGTATTTGGGGGAATCCCCGGTTGTGTCAACCAACCAACTAACAACACGTGCATGGCTGATTTTCTTTTCAACCTCTTTTGTTACCAAAATAACGTCGGTAATTGTTCCGCCCTCAATACATTCAATCAACTTTTTCTTTGTGTCGCCGTCCAATGCTGCGGCGGTTGTGGTTACTTCAATAACCAAATTGTCTTGCTGTGCAATCTGTGCCATATTCGTAATTTTTAATGGTTAAACATTCTCGTTGTTTTCCGGGCTATCGCCTGCCGCTTCCTCTGCTTCTGCTGTTTTTTCGGCTTTTGGTTTTCGTCCGGCTTTCTTTGGTTCTGCTGGGATAACTCCGGCGGCTGTCAGTTCTGCAATAATTTCGGCTTTCATTTGTTCACGTTCTGCCGCCTTTGCTTCTGCTGCCGCCTTTGCTGCTGCTTCTGCCTTTGCTCGTTTGCTGGCTTCAATCTTTTCTTTGTTCGCTGCCTCCCAAACGTTCGGGTCGTGCATAATGTCAACTTTATAACCCATTTTTCGCAAATTGTGCAATCCGAATGTTTCAAAGAACTTTTTTCCGAAAACCTGCATACGTGGTCGTGAAATTCTTTCGCCCGTTTCTTGGTTGAATTTTACAACCTCAATACGACAATGATAAAAACTTTCTTCCCCTTTTGGAACAATGAAATTTTCCGGGGTAACGTCCAACAATCCGACGTCCTTTGTTTTACCCTCTGTTTCTGCTTTCACTCGCATAATCATAAATTTTTTTTGTTATTACTTCAATTTTCTTGGAAAATGGTATTTGGCTGCCAAATTCCAAAACGTTTGTATTCTCACGTTCAAACCTACGCACAAAATTAGCGAAATTCAATTTAATGCGCAATTCATCCTCGGTAATTAGCTGTTTTTCGTACAATTCTAATACTTCCGGACGTGTCAAATGTCGGTACGGCTCCAATTCTGCCAACACTAACATACGTTGCATTTGTATTGGGTCGTGTCTGTACTCCGTTTCGATAATCTGATTTTGTAGCGCATCCAATTCCCCCTCGCTTGCTCCGCTTTCTTTCGCCATCTTATAACGTTCTCGCAATTGGGTTGCATCAGACAAATAAAACTCGGTGCCATAATTGATTTTTGCCGAAATAAACATTGTTCCATAACGCAAACGGCAAACGGTTTCGTCAACGAACTTTTGCGCCGCCTCAAAGCCTTTTTTTACTCGGTTTAATACCGTGCTTTGGCTTTCAAAATTGGCTTTAATTTGCTGTTCATTTAATGCTTCACGGGTTGTTATTTCCTCGTTGGTACCAACAACCGCCGTAATTATGTTTGTACGCAACCGTTCTTCCTCGCTAACGTTATAATCCAAACTATTACGGTCAACGGTCAACATCTGAACCGGGTTGCGCAAATCCGGCTGTTTGTCGCCGTCCGGTACCGGAATTTCAATGAATGAACCAACCCCGACAATTCGTTTATCTCCGCATTTCGGGCAACGCATCAATAAACCCGCTTGGTCTAATTTATAATAGCCTTGTTTATCTTTCAAAAACCCGCCGTCGCAATAATCGCCGTTTTCGCCGTTCGTAAAATCGCAACTTTGTTCATATCCGGAATAAATCGGGTACGACCCGTACATATCCAAATTTTTCTTTGATAAATGATAAAAAAGGAACCAATCTAAACTTTCCAACTCGGTTGTTAACGGGGACGCCTTAACGTCCGGTTCTCTCAAACTCAATGGTTCGTTCCAAAAAAAACGTGCTGGGCAATATCCCAAATCGTGCGGGCTATCAATCAGCAATTCGCCAATATTGCCTTTTTCCTCGGTAAATACCCGGTATCGTTCATCGTCAATTACGGCAATACGGTTGTCGTCCTGCCGGAATATTATCCAACGCATAACGCCCGTTGTTTTGTCTGCCTTGTATGAAATAACGTGTTCAATTGGCAACCAATAAAAGTACGGTTGCGGGTAATTATCGCCGGGGGATTGCTCTTTTGGCAAATCAACAATTAATACGCTGTTAATTTCGGTTTTGAAATATTCCCATCCCTTTGTGCTCCAAATTTCGGGTTCTTCCAATACGTGTTGTCTGTAATACTCCCAATCGTCCCTTTGTTCGCTGTTCATAAACTGATAATTGAACGCCGGGTTACGACCGTCAAAAATGCGGCTCAACTTATCAAAACAAACGCCCGTTACCTCGTTTGTCTTTACGGGGTAACGGAACAATGTTTTGAACACTTTGAATTTGTCTGCGGGTATAAGGTTTGAAACATAAGCCAAAAAATCGGTCACGGGTTGCGTAATGTATGGCGTCAACGCCTTTTCCGCATGAAATCGTATGCGGTTTTGGTGGTAAATCGCCCTACTTATCGCCGCTTTGTTCCGTGGCTCCGTTATCTGCTTTTTTATTTCTCTTATATCTAAGCCCATTTTCTTTGTCAAATTCAAATTTACTATTTTCCGGTAACTGCCAACCGCCGTTATTTGGCATTTTTAAAAGTCTTTCGGCGTGGCTAACTTCAAAATCTCGTGTCGTTTTCAATGTTTCATTTTCCAACGTCACTATTGTTTGTTTACCCTGCTGCATTTTTTAAGTCTGTTAGCGGGTTAAAATCTTCCGGTACGATAATAGCCAAATCATCCGACCAATTAGGTAAAAACGTCCATTGTATTGCGTTGCTATCGGGTGCCTCAAATCCTCCCAATGTTTTATCCCCGATAAACAAAGAACGAATTGGAATAGGATAATGCGTTGTTGCTGTTGTCGGGCCTTGCAATGCACCAATTGCGCCGTTTTCATCAAACAAATAAACCCCCAAATTTTGGGAATCGCTTTCACATTGCAAATCTTTCAATGCTTTAATCAGTGATTGCGGCATTTTACGCATAACCGCCGTAAATGGGGTTGGCTCACGTCCAATAATTTCTTCAATACCGCCCAACGTTTCGTTTCCTCCGCCGAACGTACGGGGTGCGCCTGCTTCTGCTGTCGGTGCTTGGATATACGGGGAGACAACAACTTTCGTGTCGTCCTCTGCCGATAACAACGGCGTCCATGACGCTTTTTTCCCAATACCCGCCGTCGTGGTAAATGAATTTTTTTCTCCGGTGCTTTTATACAATCTCTGAAACGCTACTTTCTGAATCTGTCCGAAACTCTCGGCACACGTAAAGTTTGGAATGTTTGGCAACGCTGCTGCTGCCGGGCATTTACAAATAGCCATAATCTTAATTTTTTAACGTTAAAACTTTTGTTATTATCTCCGGGGGCTAACCCTTTGCCCCATTACTTATTGCAAAGTTATAATATTTTCGGCTAAATCCTTGCATATATGAAATAAAATGCTAATTACGACGTTTAATTCCCCTTGTTGCTTGGCTGTATGGTCTTGTATCGCCGTCCGCCAATTCCTTTTCATATATTCCGGTCAAACCGTCCTCCGGGTCGTCATGCTCATTTGCTGGGAAATCACGCAAAAACCCGGTTACGTGTTCATGTATCTTTGGAAAACGTTCCTCCCATCCTAACGGCATTATGATTTGGGCGTTGACGCTTGCCGAATTTGTTATAATGCGGCTTTCCTTGTTGGCACCTTGGTAAAATGGTTCGGAAATCGCTTTTATCTTTTTACGTATCAACTTTTCAAACCCGGCACCGCCGTTGTTACTTTCAATCCATGCTTTTTGCGTTCCACAACGGTTTATCATTTCCGGGACGGTAACGGCTGTTACTTCTGTATTTTCCTGCGTAAATACCATGTCAGTAATTAGCGCATACAAAATCGGTTCAAACCGTTTCTTTTGTTCGTTCCATGCCTCATTACCGGATTTGTAAACGTCATAACACGCCGAAAATGTAAAGTCGTCGCCCTCGTCTGCCACGTCTGTATAATTACCACTACGCACGAACGTTCCCCATTCTGATTTGTCAACGTACGTTCTGAACGGGTTCCGGTACAATCTACCCTCTGCGCTTCCGGGGTTTCCTTGGTCTAAGCATTGAAATTGTATTGGGTCTAACGCTCTTTCACGCTCCAATTTTGCCCGGCTGTGCATACTCTCCCATAAAGCCGCCCCCGGTTCCCTTGGGTCAATCTCGTTTGGTTCCCCGGTTTTCAACGCTTCAAAGTTTATGCGAACCCATGCACCATCCGGAATATTTTTAATGCTGTCCCAACTTTTAATATCAATAATCTTTTCGCCTCCCTTTTCAATCTTACCAATCAAATCTTCCTCATGCCATCGGGTAAATACAATCAGTTCTTGCGATTTATTGTGCAAACGCTTTTTTACAACGGTCGTGTACCATTTCCACGCCGCATTGCGTACAATCGGGCTGTTACCCTCTGAATAATCTTTGTAAACGTCGTCCATAATCATAACGTCAACGGTCTTTGACGTCAACGCACCGCCACGACCTACAACACGCAACGAACCCTTATGCCCAACCATTTCTATAACGTCAGAATTTCGTAAATACGTGTTTGCCATCGTTACCACATTTGAACCATTCAAAAAGGTTTTCGGAAATATTTCCCGATATTTTGGGGTGTCAATTATTCTTTGTACGTCCCGGTTAAAATCCCTTGCAATTGTGGCGGCATACGAACCAATACAAATTTTTGTGTCCGGGTTCAATCCTAACATAAAAGCGGGTAATTTTCGGCTTGAACCCTCCGATTTTCCGTGCTGGGGCGGCATTTGCACAATCATTTTTTTTATTTCCCCGTGGGCGAACTTATCCAATAGCGTATAATAAACGACGTGGAACGGTTCCAAAGTCAAATCCGGTTGCATATACCGGGCAAAGTTTATCAGCCTATGGCGTGCCGCCTCTCTTACTATTTCGCCCGGATTGCTTTTAATGGCGGCGTACATTCTCAACAATTCCTCATTATTCATTGCTTTTTCTCCTTTCTCTTTACAAAATGTTGGCACGCCTTACAACCCCTTACAATGAAATACGTTTTGTTCGCACACGTCAAACAAATAGGTTTCCCGGCGTGGTCTAAATGCTGGTGCAAATGCGTTACCCATGTCGCCAACTCGCAATTGTCGCATATTTCGTTTTTGTACTCCGGTTCCTTTGCCGGATTTGCCGTTTTTTTACGTGTTGCCATCTGTTACCCCCTTTTCTTCCAATACTCGTTTATACTCCGCCGATTGCAATTTGTCTGCAACCGCAAACAACAAATCCTCCGGTATTGCGGCAACATCATATTTCGGCGCATCGCTATTTGTATTTTCTTTCAATCCCGGTATATCAACTTTTATTGGCGCATCAAATCCCAACATCTTTGCCCGGCGTTGCTGCACATTCAAAAGCAAATCCAAGAACCGGGGGTTTCCGGCGGACGTTTCCGTTGTGGTTTCCTCATACCCGTAATATTCCGGGTTGTCGCCATCCTCCAACACTTTACGGGGCTTTGCGTTCTGTCTGTTTTTCTCTCGCAATTTCCCGGTCTTTGAACGTTCCCACGCCTCCCACAATTCAACCTCCATTTTATCCAACTTTCGCAATTCCTGCGTAACGTAATCGTCTATATTTTCCATACGTTCACGTTTCCACTCAATTAGCAATTGTTGCATATCCCAATATACCATTTGTTTTGTTATGGTATAACCGACGCCACGCCGGGCGTTTTCCTCATTCAGTCTTTCCGAAATCTCCCTATACGTGTAACCACGTAAAAACAGATTTGAACAAAAAGCCAAATCAAACTCCCTTTGGTCTTTTGTTCGTTTGCACATTTTCGGGCGTCCGCCCCTTTGTCTTTTACTCGCTTCCATTTTTCAAACCTTTTTATAACAGCAAAGCCATTTACTTTGCTTTCCTCTCAAACGTCGCTTTCCCTTTGCTTGTTATTTTCGGGTAATTTTCGTTTTAAGTGGGTTTTGTTTGTTACTTGATACTTTTATTGTCTTTTGTATTTTCGTCGCCCTACGGGGCTAATTTTGGCTTTCTTTCGTTTCTGTACCTAAACGGCAACGCCCCGGTTATAATTCCGGGGCGTTTTTTATGCCTTATATATCTTGTCCCATGTATTTGTATGAATAATTATCTTTGACGGTTCCCCGTCCTTTTTTATGGTTCTTATATCATACGAAAAATCTCTATAATCATTTGCATATATTTTTTCAATTATTCCGCTTCTGTTTTGGGTAAATATAACTTTTTCGCCTACCTTGAAAGGACAATTTGCAGCATTATAGCTTTCTACTGCTTTTTCCCTTTCTTTATCATTAAACTGCAAAGCCTTTTCCCTTATATGGTTTAATTCTGCCATTCTTTTTACGTATGTTTCTTTATCCATAACTTTATTATTTTTCTGTTGGTAAATCTACGGTTAACAATACGGGTTGCAATGGTTGGTTAAACGTCGCAACCGACAAATGTATTGTTCCGGTTTCTTTTATTCTCTCCAATTCTTCCGGGGATAACTGCCATTTGGTAATTATAAGCCCCTGCGGGTCATTGGGGATTTTCATTGCAGGTAACGGCATGTATTCCGGTTGGTCTTTTGCAAATACTACATTCACGCCGGGAAATTCAACGGGTTTCATTGCCTTGCTCCTTTCTTGGTTTCTTTCTAAACTTACGTTTCTTTTCCGGTATCTCAATACGGTGTATCTCAACACGTGCGCCAAAAGCCTTTGCCAACTTTCCGGCAACTTCTTTTACTTCTTCCGGTATATCATTTTGAGGCTTTCCCGACGCATCGGCGTTTATCTGTTTTAGCAATCCGGCGATTGCTGTTTTTTCCTCTTTGTCCGTTGTCGTCTTGAAACGCTGAATCAGATTTGCAATTGGTTGCGTTCTCATAAAGTCAGCACATTTAAAACGGTCTTTGCAAATATTGCAATCATCCGGGTAATTGTGTTTTGCATCCTGCGAACTCTTTTCGTCTGCCTTTCTGAATTCGTGCCATTCGTCACGGCGGGCGATTGCTTCCGAAAATACCGCCATTGCATCAATACAAACTTGTGCCAAAATAAAATCCGGGGTATCTCTCATTTCCTTTTCTAAACCGTGCTTATTAATAAGTTCGGTTAGTTCTTGTTTAAAATCTTTTTTCATACGCTTAAACTTCTATATGTTCAATTTGTGGTAACTTCTTTATGTATTCCAACATCGCCGTTTTGCTTTCCTCGGTTTCGTCGGTTCTGTTTATTACCAACTGAATAACTTCCAAAAGATAATCGCTATCAATACACGCATTATCAACGTCGGTAATATTATACAATGGTTCCGTTATTTCCTTGACGGCTTTAAATGCTTCTTTTGTCAACTTTGCGGCTTTTTTGAATCTCATTTTTTCGCCCTTTTCAAAGCATTTGCCTAAATGGTTTAATTTATCATCAGCGTAAAAAACGCATGTATGTGCCATGTCCGCCAAAAGATACGCCGTATTTGTAAGGAACAACGCTTTTTTTCTTAATTCTTCTTTTTCTTCGTTTGTCATAGTCTTTTGTTAAAACGGTTCTCAAAAGGTTTGTATTGTTCGGCGGTTTCCTGCTGCATATTACCGCAAACCGGGCTTTCCGGTTTGTTGTGTGGGTGTTTGCGCATAAATTCCGGGTTTTTCTCACGTCCTGCAATTTTAGTATATGCCATTTCCTGCAATTCCTTTTGGCTATACCCTAATAATGCCGCAATATGGAATAAAACAACGTTTACGTCCGCCAATTCGTCGATAATATCATGCGTTCCGGGATTAATTTCGTTTATTTCTCTTTGCGTTTTTTCCCTGCTTAAATATCTTTCAAACGCTTCAAACAATTCGTTGTATTCCTCGGCTAATTTTCCCAATCTTTTTTCTATATTCTTGCCGAAAAGTTTATTCATCTTTTCAAACAATCGCTTTTCGTCAAAGTTCAATCCGGCGGTATTGGCGTCTTTTTCTTTAAAATTAGCCATAAACGTTTGCATATCCATTTTGCCAAATTTTCCGTCCGGTGCCAATACAATAAAATTTCCCTCCGGTACGTCCAACATTACGCCGTTTTCGGTCGGGAATGAATAAACCGCCAAACCGCCGGGCGTTCTCGGAATCTGCATTGTTCCGCCTCCGGTAAAAATCTGCAATTTTTCCCAATTATCACGCTTTACGGGTAATGCACGAACTTCTAACAATCGGCGGCAATAAATATCCCCGGCGGTTTCGTCCGGCATACCTAAATTTGTGCGCAACTCATTTGGCAAATTTCCCGCCCCTTTTTTGTATTCAACAAAGAATATTGCACCACGCAAAAGGTTTTGTTCTTTAATCGTCCTTACGTCTTTTATTCTTTTTCCGTATCTGCCTTGAACTGCATATATTGCGGCTTCAATTATTCTTTCCTCTTTGTCCGGGGCGTACATTTTAAGTTCAAAGTAATTTTCTTTCTCTGTAACTTCCGGTTCTGTTCCCGTTACATCTTCAATCATCAAAAACGTTTCCGCATCAAACGGAATAAATCTTTTCTTTTCCATCGTTCTGTTGTTTATTAAAAAGTAATGTTTTTAATCCATAATTTTTTTTGAAATAAATTCTTTTTTTATCGGTACGACCGTACTCGTCGCAAAACCTTGAACATTCCTTTCCGTCAATTACGCATAAACTGCAACGCCATTTCGGATATATATTGCCGAGCTGATTTGCCATTTCTTCTTTTATTTTCGTCCATCTTTCGGCAACTATAACCATACCCCGGTAAATTGAACGTTCGCCGGGGTTGTATTGCTTTTGCGGGTCATACGGTTGTGGTTTCTTGGTTCTCATTATCCAAAGGGATTTTCACGTTGTCGAATAGTGTTTTCAGATTTTCGTCAGTTCCGGCAACTGATATTCTCGCATTGCCTCCGCCAACAACCGCCAAATCAGTAATCCGGCAATCGTAATTTCCTGCCTCTGTTTGTAACTTTGCCGCCTCATTGAACGGCAATATTTTTGTAACTTCTTCCATCGCTCACGTTTTTAATTTACTACCGTACAAAGTTAATATTTTCTTTTGGTTATCCATATAAAACGGAACCCCAAACCAAAACAAAGAAATTTCAATTCCAAATCGGCGTATCGGTCGTAACCTTTTACCGCATCCAACGCCAACGTTGGCAACAACACGAAATGTTTGTATTTCCACACATTACGCATAAAAAGGAAAATTCCTATTCTCCAAAATTTGAATCCGATACTTTTCATTTCTCAATCTGTTTTTGAATCTGTTCCCAACTAATTTTATCAATTACAACTTGTATGGGGTATTCAATTATTTCTCCCTTTGTATAAACCAAATTGTAAATTCCCAATTGCCCCTTAATTGGCATTTCAACAACACGTCTTGGGTTGCGCATCATCCATCCGAAACCCTTTGTTATTTTTGCCCTCTTTTCCTTTGGAATCCGGGTGTTTTCCCAATCCTCCGGCGTAAACTCTTTTATCGGCTTCACGTCGTACAACTCAACCAATCCCAAAGTAACGCCGCTTTCCATTCCGGGATAAACCGGTTTTGCCGACGAACAAATAAGAACGTCGCCACGGTATGACGTTTTTTTGCTTCTAACTTCAATTGATTTTCGCCCGTAAACAACGCCGTTTTCGTCTTTGTATGCCGCCGTTACCAAATCATTTGCGTATGGCTGTTTGACGGTCAACGCACGCCAACGGTCGTGTTTTTCCGGGTTGTAATCCTTATTGCTGTACTGCATATTTACTTTTTATTTTCGGGTTCCTCGGTTTCGTCGTCGGGTTCCGGGTAATGGATAAATCCAATTTGCCGGACGTTTTGGATTGGCTCGTAAATGATAACGACAACATCGCCGTCCGTCCTTACTCCGACCAATCGGCAATCGGCGGGAACCTCAACCCGTATTTCACTTTTCATTGTTAAACAAATCCCAATTAACAGGGACACAATACCCCGGCAATTCTCCCCGGTCAATCCCCAACGGATTAACAATACTATCTTTCCAATAGATACGGGGTTGTTCCGGGCGTCCCTCCCAATGTTCCGTAATAGTGTCGTAAATCAATCGTATTTCCCGTTTCGGATATTTGCCGCCGCTCTGCAACCCGATTTTATACAGGTCAACGAACGGATACGACAATTTGATTATCCCAATTGCCCGGTCGTACATTCCCGGCGGGATTGGCTCCACGCTTGCAAAGGTGCGGAACCCGTGGCGTTTTGCCCGTGCCAACACATTAACCCGCATCATATTTGGGTCGGCGTTCGGCTCCAATTCGTCGCAACCTGTCAACGTTGCGCCCAAAGCGATACGGGACACGTCCCAACCCTCGGACGCCTCGGCAAAATCAATGAAGCGGTTCAACCCCTCGGCGCATTTGCTCAATATCTTAACCGGGACGCCGTGGCGTTGGCATACGCCGACCGCTTGACGGGTCAACCGTTCCGTTTCCGGCAACAACGGGTCGGTCGTGAACGAAAAGAATAACCCCGTTTTCTGCAATTCCTCCTTATGCGCCAACAATTCGTTTTTGAAAATATCCAAAGCGTATGGATATTCCCGCAACGTCTTTTTCAACTCCGGGCGACTGCCTCCCAATACCTTTGCGCCACGACCTTTGCGCAAATAACAGTAAGTACAACCGTTGGAACAACCGACAAAGAAATTGGCGGCGTTCTCGGCGTATTCCCCGGCTTTACCTTTTGGGCTGTAAATAACCCGTCCGTTTATCGCTCCCATATCGTCAACGGCTTAAAATGGTAAATCGTCGTTTCCGTCGGGGGCGGGTGCATCCGGCACGGGCGGCGGCGGTACTTGCGCCCCGGCTCCGGTCGCTTTCGGGGTCAACATTTCCATATTGGTTGCGACTATCTCGGTAACATACCGTTTGACGCCTTGCGCATCGTCATAACTCCGGGTTCTCAATTCGCCCTCAATATACAGTTTGTCGCCCTTTTTGACGTACTGATTGGCGACCTTTGCCAACCCGTTTTGCAATACGACGTTATGCCATTCGGTATGCTCCGGGATTTGCCGCCCGTCCTTTGTGGTATAACCTCGTTTCGTGGTTGCCAACGAAAAGGTCGCCACGCAACCCCCGTTGTCGAACTCCCTAAAATCCGGGGCTTTCCCGGTATGTCCCATCAAAATAACCTTGTTTACACTCATACAAAAAACGCTTTAATTATCCAAACAATGATACTATACAACGCCCACATATAAGACGCAACCGTTAACGTCACGAACGTGTATAACGCAATTTTATATCCGGTTTTTGATTTTATTTTCATGTCACTTGAATTTTACGCAATCCAACAAATATTGTTTCTTATTGTCCGACCATCCGGCGGCATGGTTTATCGCTTTTCGGTCGTCGTCGTGTACGAACTCACAAACCCAACCGCCGACGCTTGATTTTTGAACTAATCGAACCAATTTACCAACAATGAAAGAACGCAATTTGTAATAACCTGAATTTTCGCCAACAAACAAAACCCGTCTTTCTGCATTTATTTCGGGCGGATTTTCGATTTGCGGGCGTTTCTCCCTTTCCGGGTATGTTTGTACCCGTCTGAAATCATTTTTGATTGAACGGCGGGAAATTGCCCCGTAATCGGGTTGCCTCTTTTTGATTCTCATTTTTTATATCTCCATTTATAACCCTTATGCAAATTTCCTTTCCCTTTACATACCTTACAAATTGCCGTTGCCGAAAAATTGCCTTTTCGGGCGGCTTCTTGTATGCTAACAAATACATTTACAACAATACCGTTTTTTATTTGCTCAACCGCTTTTTCGTGGTGCGGTTTCGCTTTTTTTCCAATCCATTTAGATTTTGTTATTGGGTTATTCTGATTTTCTTTAACCGTAACCCAACGCAAATTATCTGCATGGTTATTGGCTCGGTCGCCGTCGATATGGTCGATACATGGTTTGTTTTCCGGGTTCGGAATGAAAGCCGCCGCAACTAATCTATGAACACGGAACATTTTCCCGGTTCCATTTTTCCATAAACTAATTATTTTATATCCTTTCAAATATCCGCCTTTCATTAGAAACGCATCCTTTTTTAAGGAACGAACATTGCCATAATTAGAAATTTGATAATGTCCTTTGTAACCCTCAATATCTTTCCAAATTTGCATACTCATTTTTCATTAATTCAATCATTCTCATATTGCCGGAATATATACGCATTTTCGTTTTATCCCCATTCTCCCAACATGAATGATGTTCAAAACATAGTATATTTATATTTCTTGCATCATGCGCCATTTCGGGAAACGCTCCACGGGTCAATATATGCGAACAATAAACGGCGGAATAATTCCGTAACGGCTTTAAACATTCCTCGCATCTGTGCGGCTTATGTTCCCAAACCCACCGGAAAAACCGTTGGTTGGCAACGGGAATGTCGCCACGTCCTAAAACGCAATGCCCGAACAATTCCCGTTGTAACTCAACACGCAACCGTATATCTAACCGAAAATTACGAATATCCAATAACGGCTCGTAACCACGTGCAACACAATATTCATATTCGCAACGCTCGGTCAACAATATTGGCTCCATTACATATTGTCTGTATCGTCCGCCGAGCCTGCCATTTCCGGGAACATATCATTTTCATTTTCGTTGTCTGCATCATTTACGTAAACTAATGGGTTTGGTTCCCCATCAGCCCCGAACAAATCCATTTGCGCCTTTTTGCCCTCAAACAGAAATTCGTAAACCTCGTTTTCAATATCGCAAACAATGTTTTCCAACTCTTCCTCAAAACCGAACGTTTCAACGTTATATTTCATTCGTGGGGTATTGATTGCTGTTTTCTGATTGTTTGATATGGTAAACAATCCGGTTAAAACGACGCCTACGTTATCATCTTGCCCGGACAAAGAAACGCCCCTAACCTCTATATTGTCCAAACATTCTTCCGCAAATTCGGCTGCAATATCTGTTTGTTTCTTTGTTGCTTTAAACTCCGGCGTTGCCATCATGGTTTTAAATGACGTTATGTTGAATACACGTCCCATAATCGGGCGCAAATCATCAAACAAATGACGCAAATCCGGGTGTATGTCTTTTGCACTCAATACATGGTATTTGTTCGTGTAACTCTCATTTCCGACAACTTCCGTTACTTCATAATGTACGTCTAACCCGCCATCTTTCAATAACTTTACTTTCGATAATGAAAACTTTTCCTTTGTAGGAATCGGCATAACATTTTGTTTTTTTTTGCTCATAATTTTTAATCTTTATTGTTTCCCGGTTCCTCCGGGCCGGTTTCTTCTTGGAAATACTCGCACGGTTCATCATCAGCACAACGACCGGACAAACAACATACCGGATAATCCACGCAATCAATGCACATTTTTTTTTCGTTCATAATTTAAAAGTCTGTTTCATTTAACAATTTTGCAACCTTGTTTTCCGGCTCTGCATCCGGTGTAAATATCGGTTTCGGGCCGTGAACTAAAACTTCCCTTTTTACCTTTTTGGTCTTTGCGGGTTCCGGTTCCGGGTTAAACTTCAATTGTTCCGCCGGATATTCTTTTGGTTTCAGTTCTATAATACCATTTTCCACCAAAACCGGAATACAACGTTTGCAGGCTTTCACGTCCTCCAACGCATCATGCGCCGGGAATGTTTCGCCGGGGAAACACTTGTTGTAAAGTTCATCCAATTTCGGATATTTGCCCGGACGTCCGTCTGCATACAATGCGCCAACAAATTTAATTGTTTTCATCATCGTATCAATTCGTTTGCCCTTAAACAATGCGTCCTCCGCTTTTGCGTCGTAATATTCACGACCCATAATGCGCAATATCATTGCTTTTACAATTGACGTATCAAAGTAAATATTGTGTCCTACCAACAAACGGGCTTTTTCGCAATCCTCCAAAAATTCGTCTATAATATCAGCAAATGGGACGCCCTCGGCGTTTGCTCTCTCTGCTGTAATTCCGTGTACCTCAATTGAGGCATCCGGTATTTCCCACCCCTCCGGCTTTATGATAAATGAACGTTCCTTTTCGTTTACCGCCCATGCCAATTGCACAATATTTGGAAATTCCGCAAAATCAACGTCCCATTTTGCGCCCTTTGGGGGCAACCCGGTTGTTTCACAATCGAACGTCAAAACATCTTTCATAATGTCGTTTATCTCATTTCCTTTGCTGTCTTTCAATGTTACTTTTTTCATAATCAAATTTCATTTGGGTCTGCTATATATATATAATATTCTTCACTTGCAATTTGTTTTAAAAATTCGATATGTTCTATTAATTCCGCATTGCTCAACTCTGCAATTGTCCGCAATCGGGTTTCATACTTTCCGGTGTTAATATCCGGCGTTTGCTCATACATAACCGGGGACAACTCACGCAAACGGTGTTCCGTCTGTTCCTCTGTCAGACGCTCCCCGGCTTCCCATATACCCGACCGGAACGTTGGTACAACGTAATTGAAATAATAACCTTTCAAAGCCTCTGACGAACCGGGCGACGCTACAATAAAACGGGCGATTATGCGGCTACCTTTGTGCATTGCAAAGAATTGATTTAATTCGCCCATATACATTTGCAAACCGCCGTTGTTGTTAATCATCCCCGTTGCTGTTATCTCTCTTTTTTTCATTATCTCCAAACTTTACGTTAAACCTTTCTGAAAGATATTTTTTACAATCAAACTTTTCTCCAAATATATTTTCTTTCATAAACTCATTAAATTCTGCAATAGAATCATAATGCAATGAAAAAAACAACCATTCATAAGCATCATTGAAATATTCATTTATTTTGCTTTTTGGATGTTTATCTAAATATTTTTGTCCGTTATTAATATAGTATTTTATCATATTAGGATATTTCATAAATTCTAATATCCTATTTTTTTTACTTGCTAACGGGCAACACATACAACCTAAACGCCTTTCAGAAATAAAATTACCTTTGTTATCATAATACAATGGGTGTAATTTTATATTCCTTTCTTTCACAAAATCTTCAACATCTTTTTTTGTCCAATTTAATATAGGGAAATATTGCTTTGTTTTTTCTTTTTTGTTGAAAACTCTGCATTGCTCCGGTTCTTTGTAACGTTCTTTTCTTTTATTACTTTCTTCGCTCCTTATGCCTAAAATAGCATAATTAAGTATTTTATACTCTTTAAGATATGCACAACATATTCTTCTGTGTCTTGACGGGAATCCGGTTTTCTGTATTATTTGCCCAAATGAATATTTAGGTTTCATTATTTCAACTCCTCTTTCCCTGCAATGTTTTATTATACCCGGCGGGTCTATCGTTGTATTTTTGTATATCGCCCTATATTCTACTTTTGCCATTCTTACAAGTTCTAAAATAACGTCAGAATCCTTTCCACCGCTATAACAAACTTCTATTGGCTGCCCTACTTCTTTTGCTTTTGCTGCTGCTGATTGAATCAGTTTAATAGCAAAATCAATCTTTTCTTTCAACGTTTTCATTGTCTTTCTTTTCTTGGTCAACCAATTGTTTCATTGTAATATTAAACGCTTCGCCGCCAACTTCCAATATAAACTTTCTTTCGCTGCTTGAATATCCCTGCAACTTCTTATCCATTGCATTTGCATACAATACCGTCATTTGTCCCGGTTCAAAAACTCCTCGTTCCTGCAAACGGTCTATCGGGTGCCGCTTCAATGGTGCGTCCGCCATCATTCCGGCTTTTCTGCGGGTGTTTTCCAAATCGGAAATAACCACTTTCAGATTATTATAAAAAGCGGGTGTTTTCAACACGTCCGAAATTGTCATTTCTTTAACTTCCATATTGTTTTGTTTAAGGGACGCCGGGAAACCGACGCCCCGGTTAATTACTCGTTTTCTGTGTATTCCTCAATAATTAAATCCTGCTGTCCCCTTACAACACTTTCAATAAAACCTTGGAATCCCTCTTTTTTTGCCAAATCCAAAATTGCCTGCAATCTCTTTTGTCCCAAACTTTCGCCCCTCGCAATTCTGAATACCTTAACCGTTGGGTTACTTGCAATAATCAGTTTTGCGGCAACCTCCATTATTTGCGAATCTGAAACCTTTCCGGCGACAAATGGGACGTCATTTAATACTAACCCATCATCACTAAACGAAAGCCCGGAAATCGGCAATTTCGCCGACGAAATAAGTTTTTCACGCTCGGCGGATAATTCCGCAATTTCTGAATCCATCTTTTCCGCTTCTGCTTTTTTGTCGTCTGCTTGTTTTTTCTTTGAAAGATAATCGGCAACCTTTGCAGCCTTTTTGTTGTGTTCCTCGGCTTCTTTCAATTGTTTTTCTGTATCGAAATTATTCGGGTTCAAAGCCTCATAATCTGTTAACCATTTTTCGGCACTTGCTATTTTTCCCTCATAATCTTTCTTTTCTTCTTCAACGACCGAAACGGTTTGTTTATACGTATTTTCGGCTTCTTCCATTGCTTTCTTTGCCGCCTCAATTGCTTTATTGTATGAATCTTTGGCGGCTGCCAAACGTACCGGAATCTCTGCCAATCTCCCCTTTCTTTCTTCCATACGTAAACGCACGCCCTTTGCTTTCTCAACCAACTTTGCGTTTTCCTGCTGTTCTTTCATCAGTTCCGTAATGTCCTTTGGTTTGGCATACGTTTTCAAATCCTGCGTTGTCAATCCCTGCCCGGCTGCATCTGATATTGATTTGTAGGTTTTCAAATCTCGGTTTACTCCGGTACGTTCTGTTTTAAGCCCGGCAACGGTTGTATCAATTTCGGCAATCCTTGTTCTTACTTCTTCCGGCAACAAAGACTTTACAACCTCAATTTGCTTTCTGCGTCCCTCGGCGGTTTCCGACCAACGGGAAAATTCCACGGCGTCAAAATCTGTATAACCGAAAATCTTTTGCAACATAGAAACGTTATCACTTTTCATTCCGGTTGTCTTTGATTTAATTGATAACGTACCACGTGGGTTTGCTTTTGTGAATTTCAATTCAACCTCGTATTCCTCTCCGTCGTCGCCGACAATCATTTTTGCAAAACCTTTGCTTTCTCCGTTCTTCAATACGGCGTCACGGTTCCCGGTCAACAAAGCCCCAATTGCTTTTAATACGGTTGATTTTCCCAACTCATTATCCCCGGTAATGAAATAAACGTTACCGTCAAAATCTGCGTTAAACTCTTTAATTACTTGGAAATTTACCAATTCTAATTTCTTTACTATCATAATGCTCTCGGTTTGTGCCGGGGTTTCCCCCAGCGGTTAATATTATTTTTTTGTTTCTCTCATTCTTTGGTATATCATTGTTTGCACCTTAACAAATGCGTCCCGGCTTTCTTTCGCTTCCTCAACCGTGCAATCAGCAATGAAATTTTCCAAACGCTTGTATAATTCGTTCAACTCTTTGTCGCTCATTGCGTGCCGGGTTGCTCCTACTTCATCAATAAACTTTCCCATCAGAAACCCGGTTTTAATTTCAATTGTTTCAAAACTTCTTTCAACTCTGAATCTGTGTAATTTTGCGCAATCTCTTTTGATACGCAATTGTGGTTCATAGCAATTGTTATTGCTCTTTCTCTGCTAATCTTAATTTGCTTTCTTTTAATCATAGCTTTATATTTTATCCGGGAACCCGCCCGGTCGGTTCGTTGTATCTCAACGGCACAAAGGTACGTATATTTTTTTAATTACCAAATATATTTCTTTTTATTTTTCAGAAAAACGAATAAACCCGGAACGCCTACACATTCCGGGTCAATCTCAAAATATCCTCAATTGTTTATCAAATAACTTTGCAATAACTGCATCAACTTCGCTTTCCAATTTCTTGCAGGTCGCTAATATTTCCGGGCGACGTTGCGCAAAATATCTGCGTTGGTTATGTCGCATTTGTCGGATTAACTCGGCGAACTCTTCCAACGTTATTTTTCCCGGATTTTCGATTTGCGGGGTTTTTTCTTCTTCCATGTATATTTTATCCATTTTGAAATTAAAATCGCTCTACGTGGCTAAAACAAACGTTCGTGCATGTTGCTTGGTAAATTCTGACGCACCCAACCGGGGTTGTTGCGCAAAATGTATCGTCCAAAGTGCATTATCAACGTGGCGTCGGCGTTCCACAATGTCGGTTTCAATTCCGGGTACAAATTCCCGGCAACCTCTTTGTATCTGCGTTTTCGCTCGTTCTTTTCTTCTTTTTTTCGTGTCGTCTTTGCTCGCAACTTCAATTCGTTTTGCCATTTCATAGGGTGTACCATAACAAACGGAATGTCGCAAACTGCAATGATTGCTTTCAATTGCTCAAAGTTTGCCATCATCTTTTGTATTCGGTACAACTTTCCCATATTGACGCCATCGGCACCCGGCGTTACATCGTCCGGGCGCACGCTCAATTTTTCCAAAAAGACAATTGGCGAACAAATGGTTTTCAGATATTCCAAATAATTACGCAAATCTGTTAAATCCTTTGGCATTTGTATTGCCTTGATATTTTGATTTGGTCGCCATGTTACAATACCGCCATTGCTTCCCGGGTCAATTCCCACTACTGCTGAAATTCTTATATTTTTTTCCATATATAACCTCCCGCTTTCTTTGATATCCCTTTTATATTATTTGAAATAGATGTTATTAATATTCCTGTTTTTCTTGAAGCCTCTGACAATCCATTAAATTCTGCAATATGCAATCAATTTTCATAATTAAAATAAAACTTGCTGTATTTGAAACTCAATTAATCTTTTCTTTGCTTGTTCATAATAAACCGGGTCTTTTTCAATTATAGTTAAATCAAAGCCCAATTTATGTGCGGCTATTGCATGGCTCATACTTCCGCCGTGCGTGTCCAATATTTTTTGTCCGGATTTTGCAAAATTTTGTAATAGCCATTCATATAATATTATTGGTTTTTGTGTGGGGTGTATTTTTTTTTCTTTGACTGAACTTTTACCTTGTAAATTTCCATAATATCTATAATCAAAACATTTTGCAGGACAATTAAAATTAGTCCACGCAAACTCACCATCTGAAAAGTTAGGAACCGGATTTTGTTTGTACCAAAATATAAAACATTGGCATGGAGGCAATTTATAATAATTTCCACCCCATATTATACATTTATTAGAAATTCTGAAAAGTTCGTCAAAATAAATATCATTTGGTATTCATTATCCCAATTCTTTTTTTCATGCTTTGACCTTGCAGGTTTTGCAGCGTAATCAATTCCGTATGGCGGGTCAACAATTGCCAAATCAAAAGATTTATCACTTTGGGATTGCATAAACTCCATGCAATCCCCGTTTATTAATGTTATGTTTCCACATTTTTCAATTTTCATCTTTATATCCTCCCGCTTTTGTAAAATAACCTATTACGCCAATTATAAAGCAAACAATAAATAGTTCCATATTTAAAACTTCATGTAGTTATCAACTTGCATTTCCTCGGAAATCATCCGGTCAAATGCTTTTATAATCTCCTTTTTCCGGGCAACCTCAAACGCCGTAAAATCAATTTCCGGGCTTTCGGTTCCTTTTCGGCGAACTTGAAACGCTGTATATTGGTTTATCATTCCACGGGCTACACGCTGCATATACCGGGCAAACGCTTCTTTTCGGTCGTCCTCTTTAACTTGTACATCATCAGCCAACCCGCATTTTTGCAACCATTCATACAAAAACATATCATCAGTTAGCCCCAATATTAATTTCCCGGTGTATTTGTAGCAAAGGAAAATATAACGGTTCCGCCATTGTCTTTGTATCTCAAATCTCCGGATTTGCTCCGGCGAAATTTCATTGTTTTTTTCCGGTATAGCTTTGTATGCTTTGTCAATTACATCTGTCTGCTTTTGCTTGTATGCTTTCAGAATCTTTGCAAAGTAATCGGCGTTGAACTGTTGATAATGGTTTTTGTCCGGATTCCCTTGTTTATCTTTCGGCAAATATTCGTCTAACTCTCCGGTCGTCGCCAATTCAAAAGCCATCTTAATATCAGCCAACGTCATATCTGAGTAATAACGTTTCAGAATATCCAACAACCGGGATTGTATATAATTCCAATCATTTTCATTCTGTGGTATTATATAACCAACGTCTATTGCTATACGCTTAAACAGTAACGAAAGATTTTCAACTAATTTTGCATCGTCAATTTCCGCAATTGGTGTTTTTGTTGACGCTGCGAAAACATATTTTTCAACTGGGTTTAATGCTTTGGCAACCTCCGGCAATTGCACCATTCTACGGCGTACTTCAATGGCTTTTGTTCCGGGCTTGGTATTATATATTTCTAACGCCGTATTTTCTTTTTTTTCAATTGCTCCCATATCAATCAAAATCATTGTTTAAATACTTCATCATATCCGCAATTTCTTTGCTGCTTTGCTGCTCTGTCTTTACGGAACGTTTCATTTTTTCCCATTTTTCGTATTTTTCGGGGGTTGAATCATATTCTAACGCCGCCCAACCTTTTGAAATGCTTTCTTTTATCAGAATCAGCGCAAATTCTTCCGGGTATTTACTCAAACCATTTAAGTTTGCTTGTATCGCTGAAAAACTCTTTTGCGACGTTCTCCATTTCGGTTGACACATCAAAATATAAAAGTTCCGTTTAAATTCATCGCTATCAAATGGGAATACAAGTTTTGCAAAGTAATTATCAACTTTATCAATTACTTGTTTTCTGACGTCCAACAATTCCGGGGTAAACCCATAAACAATACTTGCTTTAACTGTTTTTTCTTCGTTTGAAAAATTGTCTTGTGAAAATCCGTTTGGATTTTCTTTTGAGGCTTTAGCCTCTTTCTTCATAGTATTATTAATATTATTATTATTAATATTATAGTCTTGTAGTCCGTTTTCGGACTGATTAAAGTCCGTTTTCGGACTGTTGTTTAGTCCGTTTTCGGACTGCTGTATATTAATATTATAGTCTTGTAGTCCGTTTTCGGACTGATTAAAGTCCGTTTCGCTTCTGTTCCATGTTTTACATTTTTCTGTAAATCTTAGATACTTTGTTTTCCCAAAAGAACTCAACTCAATAAATCCTCTGTCTGCAAGTTCTTTAATGTTTTTGTAAACTCTTTTAGGGATTGAAAAAAGCAACGGAAAATCATCTACCATTTTTGTTTCTGAATATTGATACCAAACAATGCCATCAACCGTAATTGTATTAGTCCACGTTGGCAATGTCATACACGCTGCAAGCGTTGTTGTTTGAACAATAGTCAGTTCATTTGCAACGGCGAATCTTTGGTCAATCAAAATATTGTAAGTCATAATTAAAAAAGAAAAGCCCCAATTAGAGCCGTTACACATCTAAAAGGGGCTTTGTAGCTAATTAGCAAATATCTTTCAATCGGTAACGGTCGATTGTTTTACGCCACAAATATAATACTTTTTTTTTATTCCAACAACTGTACGGGCTTAAATGCTTCTTTTACCGCAAACAAATTTCCCTCACTTTCGTTTGGAACAATCGTAACAACCGGATAACGGGAACGGTCGCCGGGCTTTTGAGAAACTGCAAATTGTACATTCATATCAAAGATAATTCCTTTTACAAATCCCTTTTCTTGCAATATTGCGTCGAATGTATCACGGATATTGGGTATTGTTGACGCTGTCCCCTTTGTCGTAAACTGCCAAACTCCGCCAACGCCACGCACCAACGGAATAATGAAAGTTACGGTTAACGTTACAATCCATCCGTCGCCGCCGTTTAATACGGCACGGTTGGGGTGCTTTTCCGCAACCCCCGCCATCAAATTGGGATAATCCTTTGTACTATATTGACAATATTGTTTTCCGTTCCATACAAAGAACGTTTCCCCGTCGCCGTATGCTATGCGTCGCCCGTCGTCGTCCCGGTATTCGTACATTTCATTGCAAACCTTTTCCGGGGCGTCGTCCGGGAAAACAATCTGTATTGTTTGCGGTTTCTCGCCGTATGCTTTCGTAAACAATCCTGCATACTTTCCGGTTGGTATAAAATAATCAACGCTTTTTGGGTATTCTTTGCCGTTTGCCGCCTTTTCCTTGTACCCTACTTTGATAAACCCCACACGTGGCAAAACAACACGTTGTATGCCGGTGGTTGGTCTGTTTATGTTTATACGTCCTTTCATAATCAAATATCAATTTCAGTATTCAACAAATCTTTCTTTGTCACGGGTTCCGGCTTTTTAGGCTGTTTTTCTTCGATTTTAGCCACTTTTTCTTTTTTTGGTGTAATTGTACGTTTTGCGGTTTTCTTTTCCTTGACGGGCTTGTTTTCCGCCGTTTTTGCCGTTTTTCGTGTGGTTCTCTTTACGGTCTTGGTTTTCTTTTCCTCCGGTTCCGGTTGTGGTTCGGGTTCCGGCTGTTGTTCCGTGGCATTTTCTATTTCATACGCTTTCATTCTTAATTCAAACGCTTGCAATTCTTTTCCCTGCAATTTTTCCGCCTCTGAATGTACGTCTATATCCGACCAACCCTGCATTTCTGAAAAACTTTGAAACGCTCCGGTTACTTTAACATATCCGTCGGAACACTTGTAAATATTTGTTGCTATGCTGTACCATCTATATTGGTCTAAATTCAAGCCCTCGTCAACCAATTTTACGCCGTATGTGTTCCCAATATCTGTTGTTTGGCATAATGAATAATTGTCGTCGTCGTTGTTTATCAAATCAATAAACTTTTCGCAACTGATAACATTCTGTTCCGGCTGTGGTTCGGGTTCCGGGTCTTTCTTCAAATCCTCAACGGTAACGGCTTTTTCCGGTTCCGGCTTTTTCTTTTCCGCCGGGGCTTTGCTTTTAACAAGTTCCGCCAACGTCAGCGAAACAATATTGTTTGTCAAATCCGGTTCGTTATCCAATGATATTTCCCCGGAAACCGCCGTAAATGTATTATCCCGTTTTTCGTCCTCAATTGCTGCCAACTCCAAAAGATACGGGATTTTCTTTGCGTTCGGGCTGTCTGTTTGGTCTTTCAAATTGTACGTCGGTTTCTTTCGCCAATCTTTCGGGCTAAAATTGAAAACACGGTCAATCGGAATATCCGGGAAATTTTCGTTCCACATCATCGCATATAAATGCAACTGAATTTCCGCTTCTTCGTAAAATCCTTTGCGCCCGCTTTTGAAATCCACAATTGCGTTTATGTATTCTTTTGAACCGGGCTTTGATAACATCGTACACGGTAAATCAATCATTCCGGCGTAATTATGAACGGGGTGTACCAACGCAATTTCCACGGCTAACGGTTTAACGTCATAATCCAAAACAAATTGCGCAAATGCTAATATATCCTTTTTGAAATCATCAGCGTAATAAATGAAATCGGCGGGCAATTTGTTGTTATCAATATAATCTTTCAATTTGGCTTTCAATCCGTCCAAATCATAAACCCGGTTAATTATAAGTTCTTCAAATTGGGCGTGCATAAATGTACCATACGCCGCCCGTTCTGCTTTGTATCGTTCCGCCTCGTCAATACCTTTGTCGGCAATCCATTTTATCAGAAACGGCGATTGTGGCATTGTTTGGGACAAAATTGTTGTAACTGACGGATAAAATTCCGGGGTTCCGTTGTCGTCAAACTTGTAATAATATCGGTGTCCTTTGCTGTTTAGCTGCCATACTTTATACGGCGGTTCAATCAACGCACCATCAAAAAACATTGCTGTCATTTCCTCAACCGTCATGCCCGGCACAATTTCAAAAGCCCCGGCGGGCTGTTCTATTTCGACGGCATCCAATCCGGGGACAATCTGTTGTTCATCGTTTATTTCCGGGAATTTATCGGCGGGCAATTGTCCCATTGCTTCCGCCAACTTCTTAACCGCATTTACTGCGTTACCCATTGTGTTTGCAATACTTTTTTCCGGGTTTTCCGGCTGTTTCTTTTTCGCTCTCATGTTATTTGCTCTTTAATTCGTTAAACAATACATAAACCATTAATCCACACATTGCAGAAAACAAAAAATGGATATAATTCCAAAATCCGGCAATAAAACATATTACTCCGAAAATGCTAAATATCATTGCAAAAACCTTTGCTTGCCACGCATCGGAAAAGAAAACATCAACCATCTTTTCCATTTTTTCGATAAACTTCTTTTTCATGGTTTTAATCCTCCATTCCAAACAGATAATCGGCGGAACAACCGCACATTTCGCAAATTATTACTACCCATTCCGGAACAATCCTTTTGGTTGTCCCGTTGCAAAGATTTGTCATATTTACCTGCTGTGCGCTTTCGCTTGCGCCCTCAAATAAACGGGCTGCAATATCCTTTTTCAATACCTTTTTTCCGTTCGCCTCGGAACGGGCGATTGCTTCATTTACTCTTAATTTCATATTGTTTATTTTTATGGTTATTATTCTACGTGTCCGCAATGTTTGCAGGTTTTTTCCTCAAATATCGGTTCGTATTCATACGGGGTTAAATACCCATCGCCGCCGCAACATTTATAATCGGCGTCGGTAACTTCCATTTCTCCGCCACATACCGGGCAATCTCCTTTTCCGACCAATACCAAATTCAGAAATGCGTCCAAATGTTCGGAACGTACAACCGAAATTCCGGTTGCTTTGATAATGCCGACAACATCAGAAACCGGAACGTCACGTTCGATACTATCAAACAAAGTGCATCCCCAAAATTTCGGGTCGTCTTGTATCATTTCCTTTTGGATTAATTGATTTACAATGATTGTTTCAACTTCTGTTGCTTTCTTTCCGGCTGCTTTCGCCAAAATGTTCAATTCTTTGTCTTTTCTGATATTCATATTATTTCGCACTATCCCCGTGCGTGGGCTTAACTTCAATGCAAAGGTACAAATATTTCTTTAATTACCAAAAATAAATACTTTTATTTCAAATTTATTTTTGCGGGTTGTTTTGCAATTTACGGCAAACAATATATTTTTGTGGTACCGCATCAATCAAATATCGCTCTCGGTTACTGCGTAAAATTCCCCCGGTGCATATTGATTTATGACGCCGGGGGGCTTTTTATTTCTTACTCTGATAATACAACCATTTGTAAATTTCGCCGTAATATCCGGTTTCCAATACTGCTTTTCGTATGGTCTTTGCGTCGTACTCTCCAAATGTTACGTACTCATATATTGACGGGTTTTCATGCAACGCAAATTCAAATGTTATGTCAATATATGCGTCGCCGACCTTGTTAAACGCATGGTCAATCGGTATTGGGACGTTTGTTTTTCCCTCACAATAAAGAATCCGTTCCGGGAACGCCTCGCAAAGTAAATGGGAATTTCGATAACATTCTTTCGGCTTTGGCTTAATTACGTGCCGTATGTAGTCCAATTCGTAATCCTCCAATACATCAGCCGCCGGAACTATTTTAACGGGCTTTGCGGCGTTTAATAAGTCTTGGAAATACGCTTTTTGTCTTTCGTGCAAAGGTAGTTCCAACATCATTTCAATTTTTTTTATTATTATACTTTCCATACAATTTGTTATTCCGTCCATTCCTCAATATACATTTCATACGCTTCTTGGCAATAACGCCCCTCACAACTTATATATCCATTTGGGACGCCGTGGGTTCCTTTTTCGTCATCATCCAAAGGACAATATAAACACAAATCGTCGCTTAAATCATCAGCGGTTTTTAATTTATGGTTCTTTATTTGCCATATACCCAATAATAGGGTTGCAATTAATAATACAAAGAAAATTAATATTATCACGTCCATATTTTAACCTTTCATTCTACCAACATAAGACAAATTCAATACATCGTACATTTGCCCCATAACGGCAAATTCTAACATTGCGTCGCTGTTTGCAACGTCGTTTATCCTCAACAATGGGTATTTGTTGCCGTAATCCGTAACGTACCCGTCCGGTTCAATATCTGAATATATCCGGTCGTTGTCGCTGTTTTCAAAGTATTTATTTAGGCTTTGCAGAATATTGTTTTCCAAATATTCATTTCCCAATACTTCTTTTATTTTATCCTGCTTTCTTAATGCAAATCTCATAATATTTATAATTATGCCGGGGAACTCCCCGGCGTTGGTTATGCAATACGAATTAAATTAGCTTTTTTGAAACATCTGTATTCCTGCTTTTCTGTATCGAAATACGTTTGTACCGTGTCGGCGGGTTTCCGGGTTCCGGTTGTTGCCGGAATTGTTTCCGGGTTTGTGGTTCCGTATGCCTCACGCAATGAACCGTCTATTTTCTGAAAATAGAATTTTACTATTCGCTTTTTCATTTCGGCTTTTAGCTTCATGTTTAACCATGCACATTTTAAAGCCTCTGAAAGTTTGTAACCATTGCGTTTTACGAATTGCCACGCCAATTTGAAAATCTCACTTAATTTGTTTCTTTTTTCTGAACTCATACGAATTTGTATTTGGTTCCGGGAACCCGCCCGGTCGGATATTATTCAACATAGAAACTTATCTTTATTCCTCTGCGCAATTTGCAAACGGTTTTATCATCGGTGCCATTAAATGCACGGCGCAACATCTTATTAGCCTTTTCAACGCCAATCAATTCAATCAATCCTTTAACGCCTACCAACTTGTTAACCTTTTTACCGTCAACAATACCGTTGATTTTAATGCGGAAATTGCGATTAATTTCTTTTGTTGTGTATAATAAACCGTTGTAAATTGTTGTTGCCATTTTGATTTTCTTTTAATTGTTCGGGGTAAACGCCCCGTCGTTGTTGTTTGACAATGCAAATATACAACCTTTATTTTAATTACCAAAAGAATTTCTTTTTATTTTATCGGAAAATGGCAAAAAATTCTGTTTTTGGTTCAAAAGATAGTTATTTGGTCGAATTTTCGATTTAAGCCACTTTTTCGGGCGAAATGTGTAATTTAT